AAGAAGCAAGGTAGTACTGGTGAGTGGTATGATGATGATCTGGACTTTGCAGTTAAAGACGGTCACACAGCTTGTCTAAACTCCTATAAAGAGTTACTTGAGAATGGTGTATGCCCAGAGCAAGCACGTATGGTACTGCCACAGAGCATGATGACTGAGTGGTACTGGTCAGGTAGCTTGGATGCGTTTGCTGACATGTGTAAGCTTCGCTGTGCTGAGGATACACAGGCTGAGACACGAGAGGTAGCAGAGTATATTGCAGGTGAGATGTACGAATTGTTTCCTGTATCTTGGGAAGCATTAGCGGAGAGTAATTATGAGGGGTAACATTAACGGTGCAATCAAGGCATCAGCTATTGTAGCTTTACTGATAGCTGCGCCACCTGTGTTGATAGCTATGACGTATGACGAATACCCTAAGTACTGCAAGCTATCAATCTTGCTACCATGTATAGGAGTGAACGATGAGTGACATAATAAAAGTAACAGACATAGAAGAACACCGTGATGGTAGCGCTACTCTAAAAATAGAATGTGCCCCTGAGATATTCGCAGCTATCTTTAACGTAGGATTTGTTGAGTTAGTAAAGCGAGGTTTAGAATCAGAAAGGATTAAAGATGTACGCAGTTCGGATTGAAATAGAGAAGGGTGAGTATACCCTAGTGAGAAAAGAAAACCCTTGGACGTATGATACAGAGGTACGCACATTTAGTACGGAAAAAGAAGCGGAGACAGAAGCTGCAAGGTGGAATACAGGACGAGTAATAAACTATGCAGCTTATATAGGGAAAGAAAAACATGTATAAGAAAGAACATAACGATACGACAGGCCGTGATAAGTATTACAAGGATAGCCCAGATGCTATGCGTAAAAGAAATGAGAACCGTATGTGGGTCAATGGTAAGTATATACCGCATACGCATGACTTACATAAGCCGGGACGATATAAATCTTTTAATGATGCTGCCTTTGAAGGGTTAGGTAAATACTCTAACATCAAGGAAGGTTATGTGTATGCTCTGACTAATCCTGCATGGCGTGACTGGGTTAAGATTGGTATGGCTGTTGATGTTGAGGATAGAGTTAATGCATATCAAACGTCTAGCCCCTTCAGAGACTTTCATCTGCGTGGCTATGCACATTTCAGTGACAGGCGTAAGGCAGAGTCAAACGTACATGACCTCGCCAAATCTATGTCTAATGACTACGTTAAAGAATGGTTCAAGCTTCCTTGGCAAAATGCATTAGAGCTTATTGAAAAGGTGAAGAGTAGATCTATATCAGACATGACTGATGAAGAACGTAAACGTGCCATAGAAAGAAGCGAGGCCAATAAAGTATGATGGAATTAGCACTCATAAGATCTCTCATGAATAAAGAATTTTATGAGGGACATAAGGGTATCCGTACCCCAGACAAACTCTTTACGAAAGATGTTAGAAAGATTAAGCACACCGTAGAGATGGCTATGCAAGAGTACGATAAAGATCTGTCTGTGTCGGAAGTAGAGGGCTTGTTCTTCTCTTCCAACGCAACACTTACTACATCTAACAAGACAGTATATAAGGAAATCTTTAACAAGATCCGCAAAGAAGAACCTATGTCTAAGCCTATCGCTAAGGAAGTTTTGTCTAAACTTTTTCAGCAGATGGTAGGGGAAGAGGTAGCCAACATAGGTTTTGATTATGTTAATGGTACACAGAAAAGTCTTGAGCCTCTGAGAAAACTACTGAGTGATTACGAGGATGACTTTACCCCAAGCCTTAACTTAAATTTCTGTGATATATCTATTGAGACATTGCTCAAGGCTAACGAGAAACAATCTCAGTGGAAGTTTAACATCCCTAGCCTACACCGTAAGGTTGAGGGTATTAGTGGTGGGCACTTCCTAATAGTAGGTGCACGACCTAACACAGGTAAGACAAGCTTTCATGCGTCTCTTATTGCAGGACCTAATGGTTTTGCTAAGCAGGGTGCCCGTTGTCTTATTCTTTGTAATGAAGAAGCGTATGAACGTGTAGCGTTTCGCTATCTTACTGCAGCTACCAGCCTGACTATGGAAGAAGTTAAAGATAACTTTCCTCTAGCTTCGACAAGATACCAACGTGTCAGAGATAACATAGATCTGTATGACAGTACAGGTAAAGACATGGTATGGGTAGAGGCGGCTATTAAAAACTACAAGCCTGACATTGTGGTACTAGATATGGGTGATAAGTTTGCACCTCGTACCAGTGACAAGTCAGACGTGTACCTAAAGGATGCTGCTATTCATGCACGTAACATTGCAAAGCAATACAACACAGCAATTATATGGATGTCCCAATTGTCTGCAGCAGCAGAGAATAGGATTAACGTAGACCAGTCTATGCTTGAAGGGAGTAAAACAGGCAAGGCTGCAGAGGCAGACCTCATGATTCTTATATCTAAGAACCCCTCAATGGCAGAGCTAGGGGATGAGGATGAGGTAGACAATCAGCGCTATCTTGTACTGGCTAAGAACAAGTTAAAAGGTGGCTGGCATGGTAAGATACCCTGCGAGTTAGATGGAGCTAGAGCGCAGTATTCTGCGTAGGAAGGTATATTAATATGAAGCGTGTTCTTGATGTCGAGAATACAACTACCAAACGAAACAACAAACTACACTTGGACCCCTTTGAGTCCGACAATACACTAACACAAGTAGGTGTGCAGGATGTAGACACTCACCGTCAATACATCTATACGTTCGATCATGAGGAGCAGCAAGACTACAGCGGAGATGCGTTCAAGGCTGTACAGAATATATTAGATACTACCACACTACTCATCATGCACAATGCACAGCATGACTTGGCGTGGCTGTGGGCTAGTGGTTTCAAGTATGACGGTAAGATCTATGACACTATGCTGGCAGAGTATGTACTAATGCGAGGGGATCACTTAGAGATCTTAGTTACAGGTAGTGTTAAAAAGAAATCACTGAGCTTAGACAATTGTGCTAAGCGCAGAGAGTTGTACTATCAGAAGGACGATACCCTAAAGAGGTATTTTAAAGATGGCTATGGTACAAATCAGATACCTCTAAAAGAACTAACACATTACTTATCGTGTGACCTAAAAACAACTGCAGCTTTGTATAAAGCTACTGAGGTGGACTATAACGCACCTGAGTCAAAGTCCTTACACACTATCCGGGATATCACGTTCAACGTTTGTAAGACACTTACTCGTATCTATATGAATGGCATCAAGATAGATCAGGATGCTTTAGATGTGGTGCAACAAGAGTTTGAAAAAGAGAAAGCAGAGATAGAAGAAAGGCTGCAGAAGAAAACAAGAGAACTTATGGGTGACACACCTATCAATCTTAATAGTCCAGAGCAGTCATCTCAGGTACTGTTTAGTAGAAAGGTAAACAACAAAAAGGAATGGGCAGATCTGTTTGAATATACTTCTACTGTTGAAGAGTACAAAGATGCAGTAAACAAAAACAGTACCCTGTTACGTAAGACTAAGGCTTTCACTTGTCCTACATGTGATGGAGAAGGCAAGGCTTTCAAGAAGAAGAAAGATGGTTCACGATATAGCAAAGCTAACAAGTGTAAGGACTGTGATGCACGAGGCTACCAGCTACAGCAGACAAACGAGATGGCGGGCTTAGGTTTCTTCCCACCTAGTAAGTCATGGGTTAGTGCCAATGGTTTCAGTACAGGAAAGGATAACATGGATGCACTTATTGCAACGGCTAAAACAAATAACATGGAAAGTGCAGTATCTTTTCTTTCAGATCTTAAGCGGCTTAGCGCTATCAGTTCTTACCTTTCTAGTTTTGTTGATGGCATACGTACTTATACTAAGCCTGATGGATTCCTTCATGTCGGTCTTACCCAGCACATAACTTCTACGGGCAGGTTCAGTGGGCGTAACCCTAACATGCAGAACATGCCACGAGGTAATACATTCCCAGTAAAACGTGTCTTTGTTTCACGTTGGGACGGCGGGAGCGTTATGGAAGCAGACTTTGCCCAGCTTGAATTTAGGGCGGCTGCATTCCTGTCTCAAGATAAGGTAGCTATGGAAGAGATTGCCACAGGGTTTGACGTACACGCTTACACTGCAAAGGTTATCACTGATGCAGGTCAACCTACAGGCAGACAAGAAGCTAAGGCTCACACATTCGCCCCTCTCTTTGGCGCTAGTGGGTATGGCAGGAGTAAGGCAGAAGCTGCATACTATACGCACTTCAACGAGAAGTACAAAGGTATAGCTGCATGGCATAAGAAGTTAGGAGATGAGGCAGTTCGCTACCAGAAGATAACCAATGTGTCAGGCCGACAGTATGCTTTCCCTAATACAGAGAGACGTATGAATGGCACACCTACTAATTTTACTACCATAAAAAACTATCCAGTGCAGGGCTTTGCTACAGGGGATGTCACTCCTGTCATTCTTATGGAGCTAGAGCACAGACTTATGCCCTTACAATCTAAGGTTGTGAATACAGTGCATGACTCAATGGTGGTAGATGTACATCCAGAGGAGACAGATTATGTAATACAAATGATAACAGATCTTAACAAGGACTTAGACAAAATTATATATGAAGCCTATGGCGTAGAAATGAATGTGCCTATGTTATTAGAAGCCAAGATTGGTCCTAATTGGCTTGACACAAAAGACGTTTAATGATATAACTTCACTTCCAACAAACTCAACAAAGGAAAATAAATATGAGTACATCAGTAGCACTATCCGTAGATGGTATGTCTTTATCAGAGGCAATGGGAATGTCATCTACACCCACCGCATCCACTCTAGCTCGTGTAGCACAGGTGCACAATCCTATCACCGTATCTATTGGTGATGACGAGAAGATCACTGTACCTGTAGGTGCATTCAAAGTAACCATGCCTGACGGTGAAGTTGTCTATACTCGCAAGGCATCCATTCGTGTGTTTGCACAGCGTCAGCAGTGGCAGCGTTGGGATTCAGCATCCGAGACAATGAACAAAAGTCTCATGTCTAATAGCTTGAATGGGGATCTAAAAGATACCACAGGTAAGTTCAACTTGGGCCGACCTAGTGGTTACATTGAAGACTTCCAATCTCTACCAGAGGCTACAAAAAATCTTATTCGCAGCATCAAACGTGTAAAGGTTACACTTGGTATGATTATTCTGGACAATCCAATGGACTATTCGGGTAATCCTTTACAAGGTTATGAGGATGAGATTCCGTTTGTGATGGACATCAAGAATACAGAGAGCATGAAGTCCTTAGATAATGCGCTAAGTAAGATCATGTCTAAGAAGCTCACTCCAGTAGAGCATACTGTTGCACTGTCTAGTGCTAAGCGTGAGTTGCCTACAGGTGCTAAGTATGCTGTACTAGTGGCTGATCTAGGAAGCAAGGTAAACTTTCAAGAGCAGGACAGTGCTACACTACAGGACTTCTTGAACTGGGTAGAGTATTCCAACAGTTATGTATCTCAGAAGTGGCAGGAGAATAGTTCATCTGCACTAAGTGCCAGTGATGCAGATCTTGTTTCTTCAATCGTAGAAGTGCAAGAAGCAGAGTAATGATGCACCCCGCAGAACTGTCCGTACATTCGTACCTACGCAAAGCCTTAGATGGTGATGCAGGTATGTCTAAAGAAAACATTGAAGCCATAGTAGCAGACGTTGCTAAGGCTTTAGAGAAGCAGTTTAATGGCGGGCCAAGAGATGCATTTAAACTTAGGATGTCTAATATCGGGCGTCCTAAGTGCCAACTCTGGTTTGAAAAGAATGACCCTGAGACAGAGGAGCATAAGCCTACATCATTCCTACTACAGATGATGCTAGGTGATTTTGTTGAGGCGTTATTCAAAGGTCTGCTTCGTGAAGCTGGTGTTAAGTTTAAAGACAATGACAAGGTGACATTGAATTTAGGTGAAGGTAAAGATATCAAGGGTGAGTTTGATATGATACTGGACAATAAGCTTGATGATGTTAAGTCTGCATCGCCTTGGTCTTACACTAACAAGTTCACTAACTTTGAAACACTCGCCCAAGGAGATTCGTTTGGGTATGTACCTCAACTTGTTGGTTATGCTAAGGCAGCTAACGTAGGTGTAGGCGGTTGGTGGGTTGTCAACAAATCCAACGGCGAGTTTAAATACGTATCAGCAGAAGGCGTCAATGAAGATAAAGTAATAGAGGACATAGAAGTAACCTATGATTACATTAATAATGATGAACCTTTTGAGCGCTGCTTTGGGGCAGTACCAGAAACGTATAGAAAGAAACCATCAGGTAACATGAAGTTAAACTCTGCTTGTAGGTTCTGTTCGCATAAGCGTAAGTGCTGGCCTACTATGCAGACCTTACCATCTAAGGTCTACTCAGGAAACAAAGAAGCGCCCCTAGTCGATTACATCTTATAGAAAGGAAAGACATGACTAAGCTAACCCTAGACGATAAAGAATATGATATCGAAGACATGACAGAGGAACAGAAGGAGATTCTAAACATACTAAACTTAGGCTCCAATGCATCTGCTCTCTTGAATCACATCACGCAATGTGTACAGGCTGTACAGCAGATGAAAACAAACGAGTTAAAATCTTCTTTGGAACCTGATAATGCCACCGAAGAAGAAACCTAGAAGGCATAACTCAAGAAGGTATCGCAGCGGCTTAGAGAAAGAAGTCGCTGCATTCTTGAGTAGTAATCAGAAGTCGGTAAGGTATGAGAAACTAAAGATAGAATGGGCAGACTTTAGATAC